TTTGTAACGAAACAGCTGAACAAACGCATTGAAGCATGGAAGAAAAAAAGGAAGGAAAAAGTCTCCTCGGCAAATTAAAAGATGCCGCTGAAGATCAAGAACACCAAATCCAGATCCTTGGAACATTCGTCAGGCTTGGCGTTGTTGTTTGGTCTGGTTTCATTATAACAATGAATTATGTAGAATTACCTATGATAAAGAAAGCTGGCAACTCGGATATCACGTTCGTTGCCAGTGTGTTTACGGGTGCATTGGCCACTTTTGGCTTGTCTACTGGTAATTCTAAAGATAAAGGAACACCCGTCAATTGTCCTATGGCTAAAAAGAAGGAAGAATGAACAAATGGCTTTTACTCTTCCTACTGTTATCCCCCTCGGTAGTAAGAGCAGAGCTCGTGACCCCACAATTCACCCAGGGGTCGATGAACTCAACGACAACAACTCAACAAGATATAGAAGAAGACATCACCATAACAACTTATGGTTCAGCGTTGAACAAATGGAGTGGGGACAACATAACCCATACTTCAGCTACATCTGGAGGCTTGGCGGATTCAGATTCAGTCTTTACGATACATACAGCTGGTTCAGATTTCTCATTAGAAATCATAACAAGAGCAGCAAGTCAAGTACTAGAAGTACAAGAAATCGAAAGAACAATCGAAACTACCGCTACTACTACCTCGCTCTCTGTCTTCTCTCAATAGGAATACCAGCTTATGCAGAACCAGAAGTCCAAAACACTTCCAATCCTGTGGCAGCAGCAACAGGAAATGTTACCAATCAGGCTGTGCAATTCCAAAATAATGGAGCTCCAAGTCGCCAAGTCTATGGAGCCAACAGTTCCTGTAACGGTGCAACGATGACATTTAGCCCATTTTATATGGGCAATCATACCACCCCGTATGATGAACATATGGATCAACAAAGCTATACTGTAGCTGAGAACTGGGGATTTCAGATTAATTTTATGGTTCCTCTTGATGGATCTACAGTAGAAATTTGTAAATCTATAGCTAAAAAACATGCTGCTAAAATGGATCTAGACTATGAACTAGTTAGAGCGTTGAAGTGTGCAGAAATACAACAGAAAGGGTTTATGTTAGTACCTGGTTCTCGTGTATATAACATGTGTAGTGATGTAGTACCTATTGCAGGTTTTACTAAACTTATAAATGATGAACAAAACAAACAGTGTACCCCTATAAAGAAAAAATACCCATGGCAAAAACAAAAACAGTTGTGTCCGAAGAAGTTTCAACCGATAAATCTGGAACAACTGTTAAATCCGTTAGCAAAGTTTACGGAAAAACCCAACTCAAGTCCACTCGTGGCACCTTAGATAAAAGACCTTAATCCACTATACCAATGCTATTAATTATCAAACCCATCCTTTTCGCCTTCTTAAAATCAGATTCAGTAAAGAAACTTGTAGTAGATCTACTAGAAGCATATGTAGCTAGAACTGATAACAAGCTTGATGATCAGGCATTAAAAATTGTAAAAGAAAAACTATTTAGTTCATAACTATGAGTAACAACAGCTGGAGTAATTTCAGAGAACCTGCAGCATTCTATCAGTTAACATGTACTGATAATGATCAGAATGTTTCTATTCCTTGGGCTAATCGAGAAGTAGAAATCTATGTAAGAGATAAAGATGCTAGAATTAATTTTAATGATTCCTCTGGATCATCTACTTACTTTTTAGCAGCAGGTCAGAAATATAACTTTGCATTACCTTGGAGTCAGTCTAACCTAGCTAACACTAAGATACATGCACGTAATAATGCTACTGGTCAAGAATCAGTTTTAATGATTATTGCATATAAAAATAATGATAGAGATTACTAATGGCTATAACTTATAACGAAGACGGTTCCACTAGTAAATCTATTGTTGAAAGACAAGAAGGTAAAAGAGAAAAATCAAATGGAAAACGTGTCAGTAATCCCAAAAAAGGCGACTGAAGACAAGTTTAATGAGTTACATAACTTGGTCACTGAAGAGTTCTTAAGTAGAGTTCGTAGTGGCCAAGCTACAACTCAAGATTTAAAAGCTGCATGTGATTGGCTTAAGACAAATGATATTACTGGAGTACCTTTTGAAGGTACACCTTTAGATAAATTAGCAAAAGTCATCCCAGATGTAGATCCAAACTTAGTACAAAGTAGACTTTATGGCAAAAACTTCAACAGAGCAGTATCGTACAAACGCTAAATCTCGTGCTAAACATGTACGAGATAATAGTCCTGGCGGTAAATATGCTCATTCAAAACAATATAAAAGAGATCACGCTGCTGCAAGAGCTAGTCTAAAGATAGGTAAAGGGTCTACTAAGGATGCTTCCAAGCAACCTGATGGTTCCTATAAAGCAGAGAGTCGGAAGACGAATCGTGGTAGAGGAGGTGCAAAGAGGAAGTAATTATGGATATATCAGGATGGGAAAAAAATCAAAGCTTTCCTTACGGTGGTTATGAACCTCGAAACGATGATCAGCCTGGTCCACTTGAAACTATACAAAATCTAAATCAAAAAGCTGGTGAAACTTTACTAAATATTGGTGGTCAAGTTTTAGATACTTACGATAGAGTTGAACAAGAAGTTATACCAGCGAGGAGACCAGCTATACAGGCAGCTTCTAGTTGGGTAGATAATAATCTTACTTCATTATTAAAACGATGGGAGGTAACTGAACCTTATGCTCAAGTGACAGGAGATGTTGCAGGTGCTGTAACAGATCTTGGCCTTGAAATATTCACACCAGGATTAGAAGAAACAGTAGCTGGTGCTGTTACTTTAGGAGCTATAGCTAGTCCTTTTGATGGGCCATTTGGAGATGTAATAGGTGCTGCAACTACAGCTGGTTTATATTCTAAGGGTGTGCAAACAAGAGCTATAAAATCTATACCAGATTTTAAAAGACTAGTAGAAAATGTATTCAATGGTAGTTGGAAAATAGTTGATAATAAAAGAATATTTGTGACTCCTGAAGGTCCAATAGATGACTCATATCTTAGACACTTAGATAATGATCCTAATATAATGAAGTCTACTACTAAAGGAGGTAACTATGTTCAAGGTAAATTACCTGGATTAGAATATGCTTATAATTATCCTGTTCGTAAAAGATTTCCTTGGGAAGATAATCCTAGAAAAGTAACTCCTCCTAATATAGGAGATCAAGTAAATTTTGTACCAGATTCTTTACTTGGACATAACGTAGCTAGAGTAGGTAAAAAAACAGATATTAATCTAGCTAATTTTAATTGGTCTCATCCAGATTCTTATAGACAATTTGAACTAGCTATGAAGGATATTATACAAGCTGATGATATAGCTGCAAATCAAATTACTCGATTAGGATATAGAAGTAGTGATGATATTACCAGAATAACTAAACAAAAAGGAGTATCTCAAATATATTATGATTATCTTAATGGATACTTTAATAGATGGATTGCTACTGGTATAGAAGCAGATTTTAGTAAAGCATCTAAATTAATAATGCCTAATGGAAAAACTATACAGGGAAGTCAGCAGTTAGCCAGAGATTTAAGAAGATTTTATATGAATCCTGAAGTATTTGGTTATAAAGGATTTAAAGCAGGTTCTAAAGAATATAAACAAGGCATTGCTAAAGTTATAGAAGGCTGGCAATTAGGTAATAAAGGGCTCCCTACAAAATGGGCTGCTCATCACTTGAATGTAATTGATGAAGCTTGGCCTTTATTTATTGGATTGAAACCAGATGAAGCTGCAAAACTTAGAAAACGGTTAGAAAAAGCTGGTATATTTTCTGGTGATGATCCTAAGAATCTTAAGCATTTACCAAAAGAAATACATGATAAAGTACATGGAATATTTTGGAAAAAGCACAGACCACCATGGGCAGGTAAAGGTGGATCAGATCACTCTTATAGAGAGTTGATGACAAATCAACCTGGATTTAATACAGCTAAAGCTAGAGAAGCAAGAATTAATGAGTATATTTCAGCATATAAAAAAGTTGATCAAGATTTAAACCTTTATATAAATCAGTTCCTACTAAATAATAAAGGAATTGATATGAATGATACAGATGCTATTGTAGAATTTTTTGATTCTATTGAGCCTCCTCCTGGTTTTTAATCAATGAATACTCTAACTGCCTTACAGCAAGATTTTAAACTATTCCTACAAGCATTATGGGGGCAACTTGACTTACCGCATCCAACGAGAGCCCAGTA